CGGCATCTGGCAGGCCGAGGATGACGGCGTGCTGAACCCGGCGACGATCAAGCTGGTGCCCGGCGCGATCATCCCGAAGGCGCCGGGCAGCGCGGGCCTTACGCCCTTGGCGGCGCCCGGCAACTTCAACGTCTCCGAACTGGTGCTGCAGGATTTGCGGACGCGCATTCGTGGTGCGCTACTGGCGGATCGCCTGGCGCCGCTGGAGACCGCAAGGATGACGGCGACCGAGGTGCTGGAGCGCAGCGCGCAGACCGCACGCCTGCTCGGCGCCACCTATGGTCGGTTGCAGTCGGAATTGCTGATGCCGCTGGTGACGCGCTGCCTGGCCATTCTGCGGCGGCGCGGCGAAATTCCGGCGGCGCTGCTGGAGGGGCACGCTTCGGAGCTGCGCTACGAAAGCCCGCTGGCCCGGGTGCAGGGCCGCGCCGATGCCGCGAATACGCTGATGTTCCTGCAGGCCGTCAACAGCCTGGGCGGCGCCGCCGCGGCCCAGCTGGACGCCGCCGCCGCCACCCGCTGGCTGGCCCGCAGCCTGGGCGCGCCGGCCGAAGTGCTGGTGCCCCGCCAACCCGCCGCCGCCGGCCGATGCGCCGGCCGAGGATGTCGCGCGTTTTCGCGATGCGATGGGCATTCCGGCGACGCCGGACGACTATTGCATCAAGCCGCCCTGCGACCAGTGCTGCGCCGACGCGGAGGTGAATGCGCAACTCCACGCGGCGCATTTCAGCCAGCCGCAGGCGCAGATGGTTTATGACCTGGCGGGCCAGAAGCTGTTGCCGCTGATCGCCGAGGCCGCGGCGCAGTACGAAGCCGATCGCCAGCGCGAGAAGCTGGCCATGCACTACGGCAGCCCGGATCGCTTCGCCCAGGTGGCGTCGCAGCTGAGCGCCTGGGGCCGCACCAACCTGCCGCCGCCGGTGTTCCAGGCGCTGTCCTCCACCGCCGAAGGCGTATTGGCGATGGAGCAGATGATGCAGCGGCCGGAGCCGACTTTGGGCCGCGACGTGACGGCACCGACGCCGACCACGGAGGCCGAGCTGCGCGCGATGATGCGCGACCCCCGTTATTGGCGGGCACGCGAGCCGGCCTTCGTGCAGCGGGTGACCGAGGGCTTCCGCAAACTGGTTGGCGCTACCTCGGCGTAGCTGCGGCGGGGCTTGAGCCGCACGGTTCCCCTGCGTGCGCCTCGCCCCGCGCTGAGCGGGGGCGGGCCTGAACGCGACATCTGATCACTGGCCTCAGCGCCGGAAGATCGGTGGCGCGGTGCCCGCCCCCGCATTCCCTTCCCGCCAATTTGTTTCGCCGTGGACAACCCCGTTGCGGGCTTGCGGCTGCGTGCCTGGTTCGCGGCCCTGCTGGGCAACCGTGACCCGGCGCTTTCCCCCCAACAGCGACGACAAGGAGCGACCCGATGGTTGCGACGATCGACCAGGCCTTCATCAAGCAATTCGATGCTGAGGTGTACGAGGCCTACCAGCGCCATGGCAGCAAGCTGCGGCCCACCGTGCGCGTGCGCAATGATGTCCGCGGTGCTTCCTGCGTGTTCCAGAAGGTCGGCACCGGCACCGCTGCCTCCAAGGCGCGCGACGGCCTGGTGCCGGTGATGAACGTGCAGCATTCCACGGTGGAATGCTTCCTGCAGGACTACTACGCCGGCGACTGGATCGACCGCCTGGACGAACTGAAGACCAACATGGATGAGCGGGCGGTGCTGGCCAATGCCGGCGCCTATGCGCTGGGCCGCAAGACCGACGACCTGATCGTCGCGGCGCTGGATAGCGGCACGCGGGAAGCCATCGGCACCCAGCTGGGCACCACGGATACCGACCCGCTGACCAAGGCGAAGGTGCTGCTGGCCTTCGAGATGGTGGGCAATGCGGATGTGCCGGATGACGGCAACCGGTTTGCCGTGGTGGGCTGGAACCAGTGGGCCGACCTGCTGCAGATCCAGGAGTTCGCCAACACGCAATACATCGGCCCCGATGAGTTGCCGTGGAAGGGCACGCAGGCGAAGCGCTGGCTCGGCGCGCTGTGGATGCCGCATAGCGGCCTGACCAAGAATGGCAGCCTGCGCTACTGCTACTTCTACCACCGCACCGCCATTGGCCACGCGGTGGCCGGCGAGATCGCCACGGACGTGACCTGGCACGGCGACCGCGCCGCGCATTTCGTCAACAGCATGATGAGCCAGGGTTCGGTGATGGTGAACAACACCGGTGTCGTGCGAATGCGCGCGTTCGAGAGCTAAGCGAATGCGCGCGTTCGAGAGCTAAGCGAATGCGCGCGTTCGATTGCTGAGCGCGACGTACTCGAAGGTCTGGGCCCTCCCTCGTTGATTCGGGGGAGGGCCATTTTGTTGCCCCTCACCGGAGCTTGTCATGGCCCTCTCCGACATCGCGCTTTGCTCGCGCGCCCTGCTGAAGATCGGCGCGCAGCCTGTCGCCTCGTTGGAGGAGGGCAGTGCCGAAGCCGAGGTTGCCGCCAACCTGTATCCCGCCATACGCGACGGGTTGCTGGCCAGCTTTCCCTGGAGCTTCGCCACCACGCAGGCAACGCTGCCGCGCCTGGCGACGGCGCCGGTGGCGGATTGGAACAACGCCTTCCAGCTGCCTGCGGACCAGTTGCGCGTGCTGTCAGCGGGATCGCCCTATCTGGGCAGCGGGCTGGCCTATCATGTGCTGGGCGAGCACCTGCACTGCAATGCCGAGCAAGTGACGCTGAGCTACATTCGGCGTCCCGATGAGAGCGGCTTTCCACCGCATTTCGCCGAGAGCCTGGTGGCGCGGCTGGCCGCGGAGTTCTGCCTGCCGCTGACCGAGGACGCGCAGCGCGCGCAGCTGTTGTACAGCCTGGCGGACAGCGTGCTGCGCCAGGCGCGCAGCGCCGACAGCCAGCAGTCCACGCCGAGCGCCATCGCCGATTTCCCGCTGGTTTCGGTGCGCTGAGCCATGCAGCCCTCGCGTGCGATGAAGACCAGCTTTACCGGTGGCGAAGTAGCGCCGGAACTGCTGGGGCGGCCCGACCTGCGGGCCTGGGCCAATGGCGCCCGCAGGCTTCGAAATGTGTTCATCCAGCCGACCGGTGGCGTGACGCGCCGACCGGGGTTGCGGCATATCGCCACGCTGCCGGGGGCCGCGCGGCTTGTGCCCTTCGAGTTCAATACCGAGCAGACCTACCTGCTGGCTTTCACCGCGGGCCAGATGCAGGTCGTCGTCGATGATGCGGTGCTGGCAACAGTAGCGGGCCCCTGGACCGCTGACATGCTGCCGCAACTGGCCTGGACGCAAACAGCGGACACGCTTTTGCTGTGCCATCCGGGCATGGTGCCGCAGCAGATCACGCGCAGCAGCGGCACCAGCTGGACCGTGGCCGACTGGAGCTTCACGACGCTGCCCTTCCATCGCTTCGCCGATGCGTCGGTGACCATGGCGGCGAGCGGCAGCAGCGGCGCGGTGACGCTGACGACGTCGATCAATGTTTTCACGCCGGCGCATGTCGGTACGCAGATTTGCCTGGGGGGCAAGCGGCTGCTGATCACCAGCGCAGCGACCGGCAGCAGCGCCACCGCGACGGTGCTGGAGACGCTGAGCATCCTCGGCCCAACGCAAGACTGGCAGGAGGCTGCCTTCTCCACCGCACATGGCTGGCCAGTCAGCCTATGCTTCCACCAAAACCGGCTGGTCGTCGGCGGCGCGCGGGACCTGCCGAACCGGTTGTGGATGAGCCAGGTCGGCGACCTCTTCAACTTCGACCTCGGCACTGGTCTTGACAACCAAGGCATCGAATTCGGCCTGATGTCTGACCAGGTGAACGCGATCCGCGGCTTGTTCTCCGGCTACAACCTGCAGGTCTTCACTGGCGGTGGCGAATGGATGGTCAGCGGCAGCCCGCTGACGCCCGCCACCGTGCAGCTGACGCTGCAAACCCGCATCGGCAGCCCGCTCACGCGCATGCTGCGGCCGGTGGATGTCGATGGCTCAACGCTGTTCGCCTCCCGCAGCGGCCGCAGCATCTATGAGTTCGTCTACACCAGCCTGCAGCAGATCTATCAGGCGAACGATCTGGCGCTGGTCTCGCACCACCTGGTCAACAGCCCGCAGGACATGGACTACGACCAGGTCAACCGGCTGCTGCACGTGGTGATGGCGGATGGCGCGATGGGCACGCTGACGCTGTATCGCGCCGAAGCCGTGACCGCCTGGACGCGGCAGGAAACCAACGGCCTGGTCACCGCGGTCGCGGAGCTGGAAGGCACCGTCTGGCTGGTGGTGCAGCGCTTCGGCAGCTTCCGGCTGGAACGCTTCGACAATGCGCTGGCGCTGGACGCAGCGCTGACCGGCAGCAGCACCACGCCGAAGCGCGACTGGTCCGGCCTGGCGCATCTGGAAGGTCAGGTGGTCGGCGTGGTCGCCGATGGCGCGCCGGCCGGTGATTTTCTCGTCGCTGGTGGTGGCATCCTGCTGGATGAGACCGCGAGCAATGTGGAGGCCGGGCTTGGCTTCACCCATGAGATCGAGCCGCTGCCGCCGGACCTAGTCACCGCGCTCGGCGTTGCCGCTGCGCCGCTGCGGCTGGTTTCCGTGACCTTCCGTCTGCTGGATACGGTCTCGCTGGCGGTGGATCTCGGCCGCGGCGCGCAGCCGGTGCCGTTCCGTCGCTTGGATACCGCGCTGCTGGATGCCGCGCCGCCCAGCTTCTCCGGCGATGTGCGGCTGCGCGCGCTGGGCTGGAACCGTGATGCCAGCAAGCCGCTGTGGCGCATCTTCGATGCGACGCCGCTGCCGATGACCCTGCTTTCCGTCACCACCGAGACGAGGATCACCACCTGATGTCGCAACTCGGCTCGCTCGGTACCGCCCTCGGCACCAGCGCCAACTCGCTCGCCCGGCTGCGCCAGGCGCAGTTGCAGAGCGC